GGATACGGGTACGTTAGATATTATTGTTGTTGTAGCTACTTTAATGCGTACAACGGCGGAGGTGGAGCTGGTGGCGGTCGCAGTAGCAATGCCGCAAACTCATCCGGTGGTTCTGGTGGGGCTGGTAACTATTATGGTGGCGGTGCTGGAAGTAATGGCGGAAGTGGCACATACGCTGGTGCAGGCGGCGGAGGCGCGGGCGGTATATCCGGAGGCACTATTTCCGGCGGTGCTGGTGGTAGTGGCGGTGGATGGGGTGCATCGGGTGCTACTGGCGTGGCTGCAAGCGGTGGTAACGCTGGGGGCGGTGCTGGTGGTTATGCTGTTAGCGGCAACGCTAACGTTTCTTGGATTTCAACCGGAACAAGACTTGGAGGAATTTCATAATGAGTGTTAATTACAGATACGAAATAACAAAAGTAGATGCTGTTAGCGGCAACGCTAACGTTTCTTGGATTTCAACCGGAACAAGACTTGGAGGAATTTTATAATGAGTGTTAATTACAGATACGAAATAACAAAAGTAGATGCAGCAGCACGTTGCATGGAAATTGAATATTCTGCGGAGGGGTATAAAACTTATACTTCCGGGGCAAGATTACCTTCGGTTGGGGAAACAGTTGAAGATGTGGTGCGTATGTATGCTCCGTTAGCTTTGTGGGAGTTTGAAAAAAAAGTTGATGTAGTTCCTGAAAGCGGAATCACAGGCGAAATACGTGCAGCAGATGAATTGGCAGCAAGCATCCAAATTGCACAAGAGCAAATAGCGAACCAACCACAGCCGATTTCCACAGGATCGCAAACGCTATGACTATCAACGTAGCGCCCGCTCATATGGTGTCCTACGACGGCGCCACATTAAATGTGTTTCATGCAAACACGGGTGAAGGTTTACGCCAACACCAGCACATTTATTCACACCTAACCATGTGCCACGCAGGTTCAATCAAAGTCAGCAATGAACGCCGTAGCCTTGTAATGACCAAAGATACGCAGCCAGTAAACCTTGTTGCAAACGAGTGGCATGAGATTGAAGCATTAGAAGACGGCACTGTATTTGTAAACGTGTTTGCTGAAGGTAAATACTGATGTGCCGATAGGAACTGCCCTCTTCGCTGCGACTACGGCGTTTCAGCTTGTAAAGGAAGGCTGTGCGCTGTACAAAGAAGAACTTACAAAAGAAAGCAAACATGAATGAGCTACTCGGTAATCTACTCAAAGGCATCGCGCCTACTCTGGCTACTGCTGTCCTTGGTCCTCTTGGTGGCGCTGCGGTTAGCGCGATTGCGTCAAAGCTAGGAATTGCCGACGATGTAGTCGAAGTAACCAAAGCTCTTGCGGATCCCGCCACTGCGGCCAAGCTCCAAGAGCTTGAGCTTGAATTCTATAAGACCGAGCAAAACAATCTCACAGACCGCTTAAAAGCAGATATGGGGTCAGACTCCTGGCTCTCAAAAAACATTCGCCCTATGGTGCTTGTGTTCCTTCTGGCGGCCTATAGCGGGTTCGCTATCTGTTCTATGTTTGATTTGGAAACTCGTGCGGCATACGTAGAGCTGCTGGGTCAGTGGGGGATGCTAGTCATGTCGTTTTACTTTGGTGGTAGGACAATGGAAAAAATAGCAACCATGTTGGCTAAAAAATGAACCTTAGTACTCACTTTACGCTTGAAGAAGCAACTTATAGCGAAACCGCTATTCGTATGGGCATTCCTAATATGCCAAGCGAAGTGCAGTTGGCTAACATGAAACACGCTGCCGAGGGCATGGAAAAGATCCGTGACATTCTCGGAGGTAAGGGCATCCATATTAACTCTTGGCTTCGTTTGCCGAATGTTAATGTGGCTGTTGGTGGATCTAAGATCAGTGCACACATGGATGGTTTTGCCATCGACTTTACCTGCGCGCCCTTTGGAAACCCGCTTACTATTTGCAAGACTATCGAAGCATCGGGCCTAAAATTTGACCAAATGATTCATGAGTTTGGCGACTTGGGTTGGACCCACATCAGCTTTGCTCCCGAAATGCGCGGTCAAAAGTTGACCATCCTCCATCCGGAAAACAAATACAAGCCCGGTATCCTTACCGAAGCTGAATACCACGCCAAATAAGAGATATTATGGACATTCAATACATCATTAACACCATTTTACCTATTATTTGCATGACGATTGGTTGGTTTTGCAAAGAGCTCTGGAATGCAGTGCAGGAACTCAAACGTGACCTATCCGAAATCCGCGCGCATATGTCAGACAATTATGTCCGCAAAGATGACTTTGCTTCTCGTTGGGAAGAGGTTCTAAAATCTGTCCATCGAATCGAAGACAAGCTAGATCAATTGCGGGAAAGCAGGGCATAATCGTCCGATTTTATGCATTAATAAGTATAGGGATTGATCACCCTTTTTTATATTAACACCCTGGGGAAATAACATGCAAGATTTCAAATCACTGCCAAAAATGCAGCACTTCAAAGAAGGCGGTCAAGCTAAGACGGCATATTGCGGCGGGGGCCGTATGAAGAAAAAAGAGGGTGGTGATGTCGATATTGCCCAAGACAAAGCCCTCATTAAGAAGGCTTTTAAGCAACACGACAAGGCCGAGCACGACAAAGAACCAACCGAGATTAAGCTCCGTAAGGGCGGCCGTTCCAAGAAGGAAAGTGGCACCGTGCGTAAGTTTAAGGTCGGCGGTAAGGTGAAAAAGTATGCCGAAGGTGGCGTACCAGAGGGCGAAAACGCTGGTATTGGTGACGACACTCGCGCACGTGCGCTGAAGTGGGTCCAAGAGCAAGAATCTAAAGGTAGCGAGGACGAAGGTTCTGGCGAAAAAGTTGTCTCTCGTTCGACTAAGGCCAAGGTCTCTACTAAGCCCGCTAAGGCAGATGACGAAGCGGGTAACACCCGTGGCCGACCTGCTGAAGGTGGACCTAAAGCCGGCAAGACGCGTTCTGAAGCCCGTGAGCCATCTGGTGAACCAACTCCAAGCCGTGGCAACTCAGCCAGCGGTTCTGAACTCGGCCGTAATGTCAAGAACACTCTGATGGCTATGGGCCCAACACGTTTGGCCGGTCTGGGTAATGCTGCAGCTGAAGGCGCTATGGCCTCTCGTGCTGCTAAGGCTGTTGCCGCTCGTGAAGCTAAGACGATGAACCCATCCGCTTGGATGGCAGGCCCTAAAGGCATGCGTGAAAACTTCAAGTCTGGCCGTAGCGTGAAGCGCTTTGCCGATGGTGGTAATGTCGATGCTAAGGTAGTGTCAGACAAAGCAAGCCGTGATTTGGAAGAGGCTTTGAATCCCATCAGCATGGCTAAAGAGTTGTATGGTAAAGCCAAAGACGCTTTTAAAGGCTCCCGCATGGGTTCTGGATTGGAGCGCGTAGGAGAAGCCGCAAAAGCTCCTTATTCTTCTGACAACATTCCAGCTACAACATTTAAAGGTTCTCGCATGGGTTCCGGTTTAGAACAGGAAGCTGCGCAAGCTAAGGGTCTTAAAAAAGGCGGCAAAGCTAAAAAGATGAACACTGGCGGAACGGCCTGCTAATATGCCATACAAATCTTCAGACCAAAAGGCCGCAATGTACGCCGCTGCGGCCGGCAAGAGCACCCTCGGTATCCCCAAAAAGGTGGGTAAAGAGTTTGTGAAAGCCGGCCCAGCGAAGGCAAACTTGCCACAAAAAGTAACGAAACGGTCCTCTGGTCGCGGAAGGTAATATGGCTTATTCAAACACAACTGGTCGTACTACAATTAACGTAGACCAGTTAATTTCATATGCGTTTCGCGACGCTGGTAAGACTGCAGAAGAGATGACGCCTGAGCTGGTTAACTCAGCTAAACAGGCGTTGTTTTACAACCTGCAGAACTTATCCAATCTTGGCGTCAACCTTTGGTTGTTGGAAAATCAATTGTATGGTGCGAACACGCAACAACAGCAGTTGAAACTCCCACGAACCGTGATCGACGTGCGCGAAGCTAATTGGGTATACGTTCAAAATATCCAGGCATCTGAATACCTGCCGGCGGACAATCCTGAATCTCCGGCAGCGTTTAGTTTGAGCCCCACATTGAGCACCCCCGCGAGTACTCTGGGCTATGAAAATTGGTTTGGTTCAACCTACCAACAATCCCAGAGCGTATATTATGTTGGTTGGAATGCATACGCACCCAACGCCACTCAGACATATAACCTGGCATTTGAATTCAGCGATGACGGTATTAACTGGTTCCTGAAGGAACAGTTTCCCGAAATTACAATGGTGGATTACGAGTGGAAGTATTTCAATATCTCCACGACTGAGCCCCATTTGTATTGGCGTCTGCGCGAGACTGTTGCTACAGACTACTCTGTGCGTCAGGTCGTGTTCTCTACCAGCCAGCAGGTTATTCCCTTGGCGCGTTTGAACCGTGACGATTACTGGAATTTACCCAATAAGCAATTCCCTTCTGTGCGCTCTTTGCAGTACTGGTTTGACCGTACCATCGAGCCGTCTATGTATTTGTGGCCCGTGCCAAACAATCCATACCAGATGTTCCAGCTTATCGTGGAAGTTCAAATGCAAGACGTTGGGTCTTTAACCAACCAGATTTATGTTCCCGATCGTTGGATTAACTGTGTGCAAAAGCAGTTGTCACATTCAATGTCTTTACAACTGCCCGGCGTGGAATTGATGCGTATTCAATACTTGGAAGGGCAAGCTGAAAAAGCATTCCTCCAAGCTAGTGAAGAAGACCGCGATAAGTCTCCGATCTATTTGCAACCTAACTTTAGCTACTATACAAGATGAGCTCCATAATGACCTATGATTCGCTCGTAGCGAACATTATCGACTACATGGAACGCGACGATGTAACCTTCGTTGCGGCCATTCCAGGCATGATTGCGCTGGCTGAGTCTTCGATTGCGGCGGAGCTGCGGTCTTATATCCAGCTCATCGTGGTCGAAACAAACTTGGCCCAAAACCAAGCGACATTGACCAAGCCCGCACGTTGGCGTAAAACCGTCAGCATGAAGGTTAACGGTCAGCCCATGCTACTGCGCAGCCAAGACTATTTGGCTCAGTATCAATCAGAATCTGAACCTGGCACACCTAAATATTACGCAGAATATGACTTTTCCAATTGGGCCTTTGCCCCTTTGCCCAGTGCTCCCCAGCCTGTTGAAATCATCTACTACGCAGAAATCCAACCCTTGGATCAGCAAAACCAACAAAACTTGTGGACCTCTGTGGCCCCTCAAGCTATGCTATTTGGTTCGCTCTTGCAAGCCCAAGGATATTTAAAGGCCTTGGATAAATTGGCGGTGTGGAAGGGCTACTACACAGACGCAATTGGTGCGCTCAAGAAAGAAGACGACCTTCGTCGCGTTGACCGAAATACCTCAGTACAGGAACCGTAATAGATGACTACTCCCACATATACCTCGCCATTTACGGGCACCGTTGTTACCCCAACGGACGTATCATACAACACGTTGTCGTTCAGTTCAAACACGACACTCTTTTGGCCCGTAACGGCCAATTCGACGGATGCTGTAGCCGCTCGTATTATTGACTGCGCCGCTGGTGCTGGCGGACTGTCTATTGCGCTGCCTAATGCCTCACAGGGCACTCTGGGTTCCGATATTCTGTTTCGTAACCTCGGCGCGTTTTCGTTTATCGTCACCGACAATACTGGCGGTGCATCGGTTGTCGTGCCTGCAGGCATTGCGAAATACTATTACCTGACAGACAACACAACGCAAGCCGGCGTGTGGGGTAACGTTACATTCGGTGCAGGCACTTCAGTGGCGGACGCTGCCTCATTGGCGGGCTTGGGTTTGACCACATACAACGGCAAACTTGCCACGGGTCAGAACGTTATTGATACAGCCACTGTGCCAGTAATCACTCAAAACAATTCAGGCTCCACTTACAACTGGGGCGGTGGCGCTGCCACTTTCAACTTGCCAAACGTTGAGAGCATTAACGCAGGCTGGTACATTGCATTTAGAAATAGCGGTACCGGCACGTTGAACTTCAATCCAGTTTCGCCACAAACTATTAACGGTAGCCCTTCCATTGCTACGAACCCCAGTGATTCCGGGTTCATTATGTACGACCCAACAACCGGTGGTTTTATTACTGTTGGTTGGGCTGTGCCAGCAACATCTGCGTTCAACTCTGCAACGTATGACGTGGATAACATTGTTGGAAATAATTTAAACCTGACGTCATACGCGCCAATTATTCAAACATATATTGCGCAATCCGGCACACGGACACAAACATTACTCGTCACATTGCCCGCGATTACCCAGATTTATGTTTTTGTTAATGCTACCGAACAGGCTGGTTACAACATTAACTTCCAATGTCAGGGCACCACAGCAGCCCCATTGGTATTGACTGCGGGTTCTGTGCTGACTGTTTTGAGCGATGGTACCAATCTGTACTCATTGGTCACAGCGTCGACTGGTATCTATTACGTTTCTAACGGGACCGCAGCTCTGCCGTCTTACACGTTCAGCAATGATATTACAACGGGCCTGTACTTGAAAAACTCAGGCAATCTGGGAATTACCGCTGGCGGCGTGGAGCTTCTCGACGTCAATAATAACAACCCACTTCTGCCGACTGTAACGGTCTATGCTCCATTCACTGCTACAAGCATTTCTGGTGGTACATTCTAATGGCAGACAATGCCGACTTTGCCCAATACAGCGCGCTTTACACCCTTAACGTCAAGCCTGGTATAAAGCGTGACGGTACTGTCTTCGAAGCTGAAGAGTTTACAGACGGTGTTTGGTGTCGCTTTCAACGTGAACGTGCCAAGAAAATAGGTGGGTACCGAACTGTATTTAACAGTCTGTCGGGTATTTACCGCGGCATGATCATCCAGCCAAACAACGGCGTCAACTATATTTTCGCCGGCAACTTTAACGAGTTGGATGTATTCACGACGAGTACCAACTATGCTGTTGGTAGCGGCCCGTATAAGGCGGATATTCTACCCGGGCAGGTTGGCTTGACCGTGGTAAACCCCACGACAAACAGCATTCAAATTGCGGGCACGTCAGGCGTTTCCGGCGCGGTGGCTTATTTCCCCGTTGGGACGGATATCATTTTCTCCCAATCCGGCACACCTACAACATACACGACAACCAGCGTAAGTTATGTGGCCCCATACGTTCAAGTAGGGTTTAGCGGCACCATTCCAGCAACACCAACATCAGCATGGATCGCCAACGCACCCACGTTTACGCCAGACCCTTTTGGTGGCCCTTACCGCACAAACTGGCAGTTTGACGCTGTATATAGCGCTACTGGTGGCGAACTTCAAATCCTGGCACACCCAGGGTATAACCTAATCAACCTTGATAACGGAATTCCGTCTCAAGTGCTTGTCGGTGGTATTACACCGACCACGGGAAATACATGGACCTTTAGCGGCCTGTCTGACAGCGCGGGTCAATCACCAACGTACCAACCAATTTCGGTTGATGGTGGCGTTTGTGTGTTGTATCCGTTTACCTTTGTCTATGGTTCGCATGGCTACATTGCCAACAACAACATAAGCACAAACACAAACAACGCTACGTATCAAAAGCAGTCTTTGTATGACTGGAATGGTCCCCTTGCCAACCAGGTTAACGTTTCGGCGTCTAAGGTTGTTAAGGGTATGACGGTTCGCGGCGGTACAAACTCGCCCTCTGGTTTGTTTTGGTCTACAGACAGTTTGATTCGTGTTTCCTTTACTGCGGCCAATGCGCCCACCTATTGGAACTATGACATTGTTTCAAGCCAAATTTCCATCATGTCCGCCAACACTGTGGTGGAAATGGATGGCATATATTTCTGGATGGGTGTCGATCGTTTCTATCTGTACAACGGTTCCGTTAAGGTGCTGCCAAACGATAAAAACGTAAACTACCTATTTGACAACATTAACTTTTCTTCACGTCAAAAAGTGTGGGCGACAAAAGTTCCCCGTTTTAACGAGATCTGGTTCTTCTATCCCCGTGGTGAAGCAACAGAGTGCACTGACGTAATCATCTACAATACCAAAGACCAGATTTGGTATGACACGGGCATGGCCCTAGGTTCACAACGATCATGTGGCTACACAACCGAGCTGTTGCCAACACCGCTCTGGGCCGACTGGAACTACGATGTAATCTACAGCGCCCCTCGGGTTATAGTCACCACACCAACAGGGTTGTCAGCTCCCGCGGCCAACCAGTTTTATTTGCATGGTGATGAGACGCCAACATTCAGCCCCGGCGATTCGGTTTCGTTTTTCAGAAGCCCCGATGCAGCGACGTACGTTATCGCAAGCAGCGTTAACATCTATAATACAACAATTGGAACGCCAGGGGTCACGTTAGTGACCTGCACAACCAATTTTGATCCCGTGGTAGCACCGGGTCAGGATGTGTTTTACATTACCGGCGGCTATAACATATGGCAGCATGAATTTGGGCATGATCGTGTTGGCTTAACAGGTTCTACGGCTATTTATTCCAGCATCACAACCAGCGACATTAGCTGGGTTGGTGGTACACCTAGTGGCGATTCGGCACAAGGTATTAACCGTCGTATGCACCTGCGTCGTTTCGAACCTAACTTTTTGCAAACCGGTGTTATTGGTCTTACAATTCTGGGCCGTAAGTTTGCCGATGATGACGTGGATTCTCAAACCTCTGGCCCGTATTTCTTTGACGATAAGGTCGGCAAAATCGACCTGCGCGTTGAGTACCGTCTAATGCGACTACAGTTCGAATCAAACGAACTTGGTGGTAGCTTTGAGATGGGTCGTAATATTATCACCTGCGAATACGGCGACGAACGACCATGACGAACAGAATTGTCCAATCCTTCCCCTTTGGTACGGCTCACACGACCTTTGAGGACTGGGTTGGCAACTTCATCCAATGGTATGGAGAGCAGGGAATTGGTCAGGGCACCGAAAATAACTGGACCGAAATTGCGGACCAAATTACCGGGTGCCCTTCGTTTTCCGCGTATGGCCTGCAGTCTGCCGAAAAGTATCAAACATGGCAGGACTGGGCCGCGGATATATCTCTAGCAATTAACGGGCCAACCCACTAATTTGGGGGCAAAAATCGTTAGTTTTTGCATTAATATACGTAGAACATATGCTTACAAACACACCCCCAGACTTAACAAAAGCGCCAGCCGGTGGGTTGGAGCACGCCGGTAAAAAAGAATCCCGCATGTCTGAATATGACATTGTAGCGGGGGACTTTAAAAAGTTCAAAATTGATATTGATCCCAAAAAGGCTTACGCGGCATTGCATAAGATGACCAAGCAGCCCAACTATCGGATTGTTCGTCATAATGACAGCATAATGCTTATTGACAACCATAAAGATGGAACGGCAGACGGTATTATGTTTACGATGGATAAGCCCCAGGCCTTTGTGCAAAGTTTGAAACAGTTCAACGCTGGGTTGAAGATTGCTAAGTTGCATAAACTTACCATTGCTTCGGACTTTCCACATATCGAAACATTTTTAAAACAAGCCAAGCTCAAGTACACCATGACCAATAAAGATGGTCATTCCAGCATTGTGGTGACAGCATGAGCGGCGGAGCTATTGGAGGCGTATTCAGCTCTATTGGCAATGCCTTTTCTGGCATTGTTAAGGGCATCGGTAGCACGGTTAAGAATATTCTGAGAGATCCCCTCCCCATTATTGAGATGGTGGCGATCACGTACATGACTGGTGGCCTCGGCGCCATGGCTGCGGAGGGTATGCTTGGCGCTGACGCAATCGGAGCTGCTGCCGTGGGAGATGCTGCAGCGTATGCTGCTATTGAAACGGCGGTTCCAGCGGCACTGTCTAGCGCGGCTGTAACGGCTATTAATGGCGGTAATGTAAGTCAGATCGCCACAGCGGGTATTACCGCCGGTTTGACCGCGGGTATGGCTTCTGGTCTAAATGCAACACAGGTCCTTCAACACATGACGGAGGGCATGGACCCTGCTATGGCGCGCACCTTGGCTTCGGCTTCAGGCCAATCTGTCGGTGGTGCAATTAGCGCCATCTTGCAAGGACGTGACCCCTTGACTGGTGCCGTGAGTGGTGCCGTGAGTGGTGCACTGTCATCCTCTTTGTCAAATGGTCAGATTGCCGATTTGAATAAAGCCTCTGCGAGTATTATCGGGGCTTCTGGTGGCGCCGGAACCGCTACTGCACTGAGCGGCGGTAACGCAGAACAGGTCGGCCAAGCTGTCTCCAATTCTTTGATAAATGCTTCGGCTAAATCAGCACTAAGCGATGCCTATGGCACCGTTAAAGGGTTGTCAAAGGATGTGCAGAATACATTAACAAAGTATTACGACACTCAAAAACAAGCATCTGATGCTCAAACAGCTGTACAAGCTGAATATGCTAATGTGATTGAAAAGAATACTGCTGCGCAAAATATTGCTGATAAATTAGATGCTTCTGCAACTGCATATAAAACTGCTGAAACTAACTACAACAATAACAAAGACGGCGGTGATGCCACGTATTTGCAGGCTCAAGTTGATGCAATGGACTCGGCAGCAAAAAATTATGAGGCACTAAAACCCCAATATGATGAAACGTATAGAGCTTTGCAAGACGTTGCAGACCCGCTTAAATATCATGTATCTCAACTTAATGATTTACAAACTGAATTAAAAAGTATCAGCGATACGGCTGCGAAACAAAACGCGTCATTGGTTACCGCAGGCAACAGCCTACAAAACCAGTACGATACGTACGTTAATAACCTAAACACAGAAGACAAATCCACCGCTGGAATTCAGGCGCGCGTTGACGCAATGAGCCCAGAAGCACAAGCTGCATATAAAGAAGCTCTTGCCAGTGGCGCTAATGCCACAGACGGTTTGGCCGCGGCGTCTAAGGTGCAGGCCCAAGTAGCCCCCGAGGGAACACACACCACGATAGATCCATTTGCTGTGGCAGATAATGCTGGTACACCAGATTCTGTCCAACAAATCCTCGACGCATTTAATAAAAACACTACGCCTTCGGGCCCCGGTGTTCAGGTTGCGTCTGCTGATACTGGAATTGTTTCTGATTCAAATTCTGCACCTATCGGCGTTGATGTTGGCGGTACGCCAATCTATGCCGGAGACCCCCGAGGCTCTTCACTGAAATTACCATCAGGCTTCTCATTAATGCCGATGGGTTTAAATGAAAAAGACGACAGTGGGAATTGGTTACGCCCTGAAGGCGCGTATTATGACGAGGCACAAAACGCTTGGCTTATGCCTGGTAATGATACCGGAACTGCCCCAGTCAACGCTATTTTGGCGGATCCAAATGCGATTACCGGCAACTTGCCAACAGCTACTGCAAACCAAGCAAGCACGACTGTCACTCCAAGCACTTTGGACCAGGTTGCGAAAACCAATCAAGCTGCATTGACTGCGGCTCTTGCAAGCAATAATTCCGATTTGGTTAATGCAGTACGGACCAACAATCCAGAAGTCATTGCAGCCTTGGCGAATAACGACATTACAAAGGCCACAAGTTTGATTGGTGGTCCTAGCACATCTTCGGTTCCAAGTGTCGGTACTTCTACACAAGTACCTACAGTTCCGTCTATTGGCCCCGATGGCACCTCGAATTCGTTTAATGTTACCGGGAACCCTCCCGCTCCAGTTAACGAGCCTGTGGGTCCTCCAGCTCCGTCTGATGTGCCCGCCCCAGCTCCAACTGATACCGCAACCAGCCCCACAGGATATACAGGTAATGTTGCTATTCCGATTTCTGCTGGGTCGGGAACGGGATCTTCTTCACAAATACCAAGCATTGGTGCAGGCGTAGGCACAGCAGCTGCCGCAGCCGGTACAACAGGAAAATCAGGTTATATGGATCCTACATTAGACTACACAGCACACTTGACTCACGGATCTAAGATCGACCTGACAGGTGTTCCAACATACAACCCTGTCTATACAACCACCGCAGAAGCCAATCCACAAAACGCACAAAATCCAATGCATTTCCAAGCTGGCGGATTGGCACAAGGATACGCTGAAGGTTCCGAGGTTAGTTTTGACCCACGGATAACCCGCGGTCACCCACAACTTTTACAGCACTTTACATCAAACATTCCACACCCCACGGGTCGCCCCACATTGGGCATGGTGCCATTCGAGCACCACAGTGAAGGTCATAGTGTTGGTCAAGAAGAACACAACCCCGAGTTTTATAGCGAAGGTGGTTTGAAGTCAATGGACCACACATACGTTACCGGCGACGGTGATGGCACCTCCGATTCAATCCCCGCCATGTTGGCGAATGGTGAGTTTGTGATTCCGGCCGACGTGGTCGCAAGTCTTGGTAACGGTAGCAATGACAGCGGCGCTAAAGTTTTAGATGAGTTTATGAAAACAATTCGCGAACATAAACGTGACGCCAACGCAGAGCATTTACCCCCTGATTCTAAGGGTGCCCTAGCCTACCTAAATGAAGCAAAGAAGAAGGTCCAATAATCATGTCAGCATTATCTAGTTTAACTCAAACATCGGGCACGTCAACAACGACCCTGCCAGCTTGGTACGACACCGCTCAACAAAACCTGGTCAAGAGTGCAACAGCTGCGGCCGGTGCGGCTCCTCAGTTGGGTCAGACTGTTGCTCAAGGCGCAATTAACACGCTGTCAGGTCCGAACAATCCGTTCACCCAAGCAACGAATACTTTGGGTAATATTTCTGCGGGTGCTGCAAACCCTTGGATCACAGACCCAACAACTGGCGCCGTGACGCCTAACACAAGCACAGCCATGGGCGGTTTGTTCCAAGCACAAAACCAACAGCTGAATCAGTTGATGCCAACGACCTTGGCACCTACCGAGGCTAATGCAATTGGCTCGGGTAACTTTGGCAGCATGCGCGCGCAATCTGCTTTAGACACCGCCAAGGGTAACGCGTTTGCAAACTTGGCAACACAACAAAATCAGGCCGCGTTGCAGAACCAACAGACTGGCGCGACAGCTGCCGCCAACCAAGGCAACGTGGCCCAGCAAGGTATTACAAACGCAATGAACGTGGGTCAATCTCAAATGACGGCTCCGTTCACATCGTCCGCCAACTTGGGGAACATTCTGGGCAGCGTTAATGCGCCTACGACTGTCAACACATCACAAACACCTTCTCAATTGGCTGGGCTTACAGGCTTGGGCGCAGCAACAGCTGGTGGGTTGAATGCACTGTTTGCAAGTGGCGTGTCTGGTACTTCAGGCTACAACCCTGGCTTGATGAATAATTTATCTAAACTTGGTTCGGGAGCAGGTTCTGTTGGTACAGATATTAAAAATTGGTGGAACGGCAGCTCTCTCCCAGCTGGCACCGGAACCAATCCCGGAAACGCCACTACAGATTACGCGACAAGCGGCGGTGGCGTTGCAGACAATACGCTAACATACGACCCAAACAGCCCAACCGGGTATGTTAATAATTCGGGCCAAGTTGTAGACGGTAACGGCAATCCCATAGGTCAAGATGCTGGAAGTATTGGTGGAACTACATATAATCCAAGCCAAAATTATGACGAATACGGCAACCCAATCTAAGGAATAAATCATGGCTGAAACTACTTCCGGCGGCTTACCCGTTGAAACCCCTGATACTGCAACCACCGGCGGTCTGTCAGGCACGACGTCTATAAACATTGGGGGTCAAAAGATTGCCACCAAGGGACCTATTCAGGGTGAGTCGCTTTTAAAGGCCATGGAAGAAGAGTACGCAAGGCGCACCCCTTCTAGTGGTCTTGGTCGTTTTAATACCTTCCTCGAAGGTATGAAGGATGCTGTGGCTATTACTTCACGCGATCCTGGCACTGCCATGGCTTCGCGCGATCAAGAGAAGCGCCTGAACCAAGAAAGTCTGTTTCAAATGCGCGCCAATATGGCCTCGCTTAAAGGTCAGATGGGTCAACAAGCCCTAACTAGCGCTCAAATGAATGCCCAACCCGGTGGCGCTGGTGCACAGCCTCAAGCTGGTGGTGAACCCCAAGCTGGCGGTGTGCAACCCCAACCTGGTGGCTCTCCTGCAGAGCAGATGATCAACAGCCTACCTGCATCATTGAAAGGTCAAGGCCGTCGATTGGCGACCGAAGGTAATTGGGATGAATTATCTAAGATGGTGCAAGCCATGCAGATTCATAAACCAGAAATTCAAAAGGGCATGGAGTATGTTTCATCCTTGCCTGAAGGCGCTGATAAAGTGCGTGCACAAAAACAAGTACTTGACAAGACTTATGGTACGTACACATACATCAACGATAAAGGCGATGAAATCAAGTACACATTGGGTGGTCCAAACGATCCAGCGCTTACTAATACGCCTCCAGTTATTACACCACCCGCTGCTGCTCCTGGTGCGGTTTCGGCCCCTGTAACACCTCCAGGCCCTGTGGCTGCGGCTCCTATGGCTGCTGCTGCTGCTGCTCCCATGGCGGCCAAACCCGTGGCTGCTGCCCCAGCTCCCGTGGCTGCTGCACCTGCACCTGCACCTGCTCCCGTGGCTGCCAAGCCAGTGATTCCAGCCGCTCAAGTGGCTGCTACTCCAGCTACATCTGGAGTTGGTGTTGCGCCATTCAAGGCTGTGACTCCGCGACCCGGTTTGAATGATGAGACTGGATTGCCAAACACTGC